ATATTTGCCTGTATCGATAATGACATGATTCCTTGGATGTGGCCTTATGGTAATTGGCCTGTCTGTGTATTTTCTAATTTCGGTTATCTGTTGATCAAACCATTTCGACATGGGTGGATTGTGCCGCCACTGGTGACTGTTAGTGTGTTGTCCACAGACTATAATGTTTTCACCTGTCTGATGCCATGGTTTAATGGCAACCTTGAATTTTTTCCAACGTTCGCCGTCGACAACTTCATTGGCAAAGTCGGCTTCTCTGTTTACACCGTTGATACCAATTTTCCAAGTTTCATTTCTCTTAATACCTCCCACCTCTATAACAATTACAGGCTTGTTGTTTTTCTTGTATCGCTCCCATATATCTTTGTATCTCCGCATGCGGCCTTGCCATAACACGCTCCAGATTACTGCTACGTCACCATTGGGTGCTTGTTTGTTCACCCAAACTTGTTCTCCAGATGCACGTAATGATTCAATAAACTTGTTGAATACTTCTTTGGAATTTAAAGGACCGTGCTCAGGCCAAATTTCTATGTTCATTAGTTGCCTTGTCTTCCTTTTGCAACCTTGCTAACAATATCTTGCTCTTGTTTCGCGTCAAATTTAATACCTCTAAATGGGTCATAGTCTTCTACGTTCTGCCAGTAGGCTTCGTTCCGTTCGCCACGAAGATCGCTCTTACTACTTTTACCTAGCACTTTCCTTTTACCTTTCATGTGATCAACATAGCCACCTAGCACACTGTTAATGAATACATGATGCCCTTTAGCACCTGCACCTTTTCCAATGTCCACACCGTCGTTGGGTGCTATCCTTTTCACACACTGCCAAAAAACGTAACTGTCGTGCCATTCTAGTTCTTTGAATATGGTGTCTTTGACATAGAGATCTGTCCAGTACTTCATAAATTCATTTATTTTTGGGTGCCTCTTGTTGTAGCAAACCCAACCACACTCTGGATATTTTTCACCCCTTCCGAGAAAATTTACAAGTTTATCACTAGGTAGTAAATCTGTAACGAATGCAGTTGTAATTTTCCTAAATGTGTATGTGTCTGCATCTAGCCATAGGATGTAGTCAGCATCTATTGTTTTAATAGCATGATCTACTGCAAACGTTTTGTGAGCAAATCTAACGGCATCCCACAAGTAAGAGCCCTTTCCTTTATCACTTTTTCCTGCGTTTGGGTCTCTTCTTACCCCTCCTGGTATTTCTTTTATTTCTCCGTTGGCAACTGGATCGTCTTTGTGTTTTTGTTTGAATTTTACAAGCTCTGGGTTGGCCTCTTCGATGTTTATAAATTTTACTTTGCTGTGATTAAAATCTGGTTTTACGGCTTCGTGATATGCGTATAGCACAACATCGTCAGGCCAAAATTCAACATGACTCTCTAACATCCTCTTTGCATATGCTGTCCACCTGTTTGGCGGAAAGGTTGTAACAACTGCGAGACTACTCATAATTTCCTAACATGTACACACCAACACGTCTGCCTACTTTATGTTCAATTATTTGCGGAAATGTTTCCATCATCTCTCCATGGCTCCAGTCGTCCTTTATGTGTGCTTCGTATGGATTACCGTGAACTGGTTCTTGTGGGTAGTGTATGATAGGAATGCTAATAAACAAGTAGGTGGATATCCTTAATATTTGCTCAACTACTTGCACTGCATCTTCTTTCGCCATATGTTCTAAAACATCACCAGCCACCGCAACATCAAAAGGCCCTAGTTTGTTGTAGTCTAACTTCCTCACATCTTCATTTAGTATTGTATCATATTTGGATCTTAGATCAAATTTATCAATGTAGGGCTCCCACACCTCCACACCTGTCCATCTGTGTTCACTTAATGGACCAGCGTCAATTTCCCAATTTTGTTTTAGTGTTTGGTATTTGTCTCCACCTGCTTGATATTTGTGTTTTAGGCAATTTAAATATGCGCCTTCTCCAACACCTATGTCTAATGCGGCCTTGTGTGTAAGTTTGCCTTGCACTTTTAACTGTTCGACCCATTCGACAATGGTTGCTTTCCCGGCTTTTTTACTATGTGGCATAATACAACCTATTTATAGACCCAACTTTGACTTGAATCTTTTATAAACTGTGCCGTCTTTTATCTCATTGATACTCCAAAGTTTATACCCGAGATCATTCACCCACTGTGTCCTGTCCGGAGTATCGGGAGTTTCTATATTGTTTAAATCTTTGTTACAAACGTCCCAACATAGTGCGAGATTGGATGTGCAGAAAGTTGGAATACCTCTTATACAACTGTCGACACTGGCTGTGGAGTTATGAGTTACAACGGCGTGTGCATTTGAAATGGCTTCTTGAAAATGGAATCTGTAATATTTTTTTTCGTCACCGACAAAATTTTTTTGTGTGTATTGAATTTCAACATCGTCGGGTAGTTCGTCCTTGCGTTCTAGAATGTTTGACACATTGTTTGGATGAGGCCGTACAATAAATTTCCTACTTGTTGCGGGTCTAACTTTTTCATATACATCTTTGAACCAATCTATCGGATCTAGCTCGTTCATGCTCCAGTTGTCTTTGGGTTGTAGCACAAATATGATCGGATCTTCTTGGTTGGATTTCCTCCATGGTTCATATTTTACATCAAACTTCTTCACCAACATGTCCCAACGATCGCTAGGACTGTCATTTGATAGGAAGTCGCCGTCGTTCATTGGCGTGTACAATGACACTCTGAAATGATGATCAGGTGATGTTGAAACATTACCAAAACTAGATAGGAGCCCACCGTCAAATGTTATTAGTGGAATTTTTTTTGCCCTGCAGTTGTCTGCGAGTTCTCTACGCCTACCTTTAGTGTGGTGCATCTGTTTGTCTCCACCATAACCAAACATTGCCGCCATTGGTGCAGTGGGCACCATTTCGCCTTCAACGGTTGGACCTGATCTGTTTTCATTAACTATAATTGGTTCATCCCCAGAGACCTCAATACCTTTTTTTAGATGGTAAAGCAGTTCATAACTGTTTCCACGTTTACGATCCTTAACCGTCCTACGGAATATTTCAACTTTCATCAATGTCCTTCCTAAAGAATATTAGTTCCATCATTTTTTTTGATCTTTTCCTGTTTATGTAGATATTATACTTTGTTCGATGCAAATTGTAAAGCTCCCTGACTTTATCAAATGCCTCTTCAATCGTCATGCCAACGGTCAACTCTATCTCTGTTACCCAGTACTTCACGTCTAAGTTTGCTATTTCTTTACCAACATCGTGCCAAAGTCCTTCTACATCTGTTTTCAGGATGTCAACACTGTCCCACTCCAATTCTGCCATTATTGTGGTGATATTTTTGCATTCTACTTCAATGGTCTCTAAACTGTTACCTTGGTCAATCAATGAATAACTGGCTGGAATTGGTAAGTCATTCCATTTACCTTTGTGTCCATCCGGTGGATAAAAAGTAAAAAAGCCGTTAACAGGGCCATAAGCAACAGGATAAAATTTAAGACAGCGATTGATTATCTTTTGACTATGTTTGCCACCTTTTCTTATGCTGGCAAAATAGTGATATCCACCCTGCTGTAATATTCTTTTTATATAAAATTTGGTTGCAGGAGTCGGGTCAAACATACGCACATCAAGGGAGTTATTATCAACACATATCAACTTCTCAAAGTGGGCGTCTGCACCTATGCCGAAGCTCAACACCCTTTTAGAATTTTTTACATGATATTCAGGCACATGGTAGTTCCTATACAGTTTGAAATCCTGGGTCTCAAACAATTCTTCTTCGAACCTTCTGATTTGTCCGATTATATTTGCATCGTCTGGTTTAGGTATATCAGCCATTTAACATTCTCCATGCTGTGCCGTCTGCCATTTCTTTCAAACTCCAGTTGTTGTAGGCTAGGCTTGAAAACAGTGCAACCCTATCACCATAAAGTGGTGTTTCGATTTTTGCAAAATCTTTTTCAGATATCGGTGCCGCCGCACTATTCTTAGGGTCACATAGCACCGGTACACCATTTGCCAGACTGGCAATCATGGTATTGGAGTTGTATGTCACTGTGGCATAGTAATCTTTCCAATCAATTTTATCTTTGTGTGTTGTTGGTTTATCTACCTTCACAGTGGCACCCACATGATCCATTTCTACTGTAGGATTGTAAGGCTTTTCACGAACATCTATCTGTCTGTCTGTATTTTCTTTCAGTGTCTTAAGTGTGTCATCTAACCAGCCTTTTGCATTGAAGAAGTTTGCGATCGCATTAGTAGGTGGCAGGACCAATATTTTTCCACCTTGCTTGTTCCATGGTTTAATGTCCTGTTTGAAATGTTTTTCATACCTATCTGTTGGTCTCTCTTGTAAAATGTTCTGGCAGTGTTTGTTTTTTGTTATCCTTAGCCAATGTGGGGTATCGTGGGCGTTAGTAAAGTACCCATGATCCATAAAATAAAAATCCTTGTCTTCCTTCTCGCACCATTTGTAAATCTCACCTGAACCGGCCAGTATTCCATACATTGTTAAATTTTCTTCTGGTAAGGCTACTAGATCTCGAAATTGATAAATTTTATTTGCTCCTGGAGTACCTTTTACAAAAGCATCAACATATCTTTGTGTACGTGGTTTGGTCGTGTTTATTCCTGCTATGTTCATTTCCTAAGTTCTTTTACTTCAAACATTTTTTGTTTTGATGCCCTATTGAATTCTGCAATGATGTTGACGCTTCTTCTATGTAACTGTGCATTTTGCCTAGCAGAAACGCTGTGTACATTTTTTGTTGAGTTGTTACAAAAAGCAACTAGTGTGTTAGGTTTGTATGGTACAGTGTTTACTATTGCACCAGCTTTGTCGCCAACCGCTCGCCCACCATTTTTATTGACCTCGTGTATCTCATCATTTGTTTTATGTATGCGGAACTCACCACCTGTACTTTGATCATCCGCATACGGCATGTAAAGTAATAATGCATAGATCTCTCGAGGATTGTCAATATGAGGAGTTCGGGAACTAAAGTCGATTGGTTTATGCATCACTGTCTGGCAGTCAGTGCCAATCCAGTCACCACCTTTATCCCAACCACGTGGACTTAGAGTGTTTTCTAAATTTGGCACATGAGGCATAAGCTCGCCAAAGGCTTCTTTCATTTCTTTATAGAAAGCTACAGAGGTATGATACTCTGTAAATTCTTTCCATATACTGGAGACTTTTCCTGGTTTAAGCATTTCGTCTGCTTTAAGTCTGTAGCATATGCCCGAGTCAAATGGTTCTGTGGCTAACAGTTGTTCTTTGGGCCATTTCTTTTCAAGATCGTCATATACATTCTGTGGCAATGCATCTTCTATTATAAAGTATGGATACGGTTCAAGCACTAATTCGGGAGTTTTCTGTAGTACGGAAAGGTTCATTCTAGGTGCTCCATTATATCAGGTATGTTGATTTTGAAATTAATCATGTCGCTGAATCTTTTTACTCCTTCTAATTTTTTTCCTTTATCTCTTGGTATTTCTACAACATCGGCTAGATAAAGTTTATGGTCTAAGTTTAGATTGTGTGATAACAAGGGATAGACTTTCTTGTGTACCATGTTCCTATCTTGTATTTCTATAACTTTTGTTCCTGGTTGGCACCATAACAAATTGGTCATTCCTGCACCGTGTGCCGCCAACACGTGTGATGCTTCTGCAAATGTTTTCATTTGATCTTCAATACTTAAATTTTCTAATGTCACAGTTTCCCAACCTTTAAGTTTTAAAAGCAATTCGTCGGAGTTGATCATTCTTCTAGTTTTTGCTCCGGGTCGTAGCACTACAATTTTCCGATGTGGTTTTACGCCTTTCAAATTATTAAGACCTTTGAAGTGTCTTAGCCATGGTGCCAGCGGTGGCACAATTATTCCGTCTTTAGAGTTACTCATGCTTGGGACAATCAAATGTTTAAATTGCCATGTTTCTCCATGCGGCATAAAAACTATTTTTACATCAGGAAATAATGCCTTACAAACTTTCTCAAAATATGGACTCTTATTAGGAACAATATAGCAAAATCTTGCAAAGTTTGTTGACCACCTTTTCTCTATCAGTCTAAATTTAGATATGACATCAATCCATACATGCCAAGGATTATGCTTGGTATCGTCATCAATCGGAAGCCAGACATAGGTGTGACTTTCGTTAAAATTTTGTGTCACTGGAGGTAACTCCAGATCTACAGTATCACTCCATTCCGTCCACATCTTGTGACTCTTGCCAGGCTTGTGCCTACGTTTGTGGGTTAACTTCCATACATATTCCGTGATAAGTTTGTTTTCTCTTGTCAGTAACAACGGGCAAGTATGTACTCTACATTCATGGAACTCCGCTACAAATGTTGGTAAACTTGTAAAGTGAGGGTCAATGGACTCATGATAAGGCACAGTATAGTTGTACTCTGGGTCAACCATCTCCCAACGGTCGAGGAAATACTTCAGTGAGTTAATGTTTTTGACTGACATTTTATTAATAATTATGTTATAATACACTACTATGATATTATTTTCAAATGGATGCAGTTTTCTTACCACTCGTCCCAAGGACGGCGTTGACACATTCACCTCACAAATACTAGCAAAAAATTACGGAATGGATTTAGCAAATTTGGCCATGGGTGGTAGAGGCAATGACAGGATAAGTTTCAGCACCAAGGTCTGGTTTGAACAGAATGGTAATGAAGATAAATTTGCAGTGATAGGCTGGTCCAGTTCGAATCGTAACGACTACTGTACAAACGATGGGCACAAGGCAGGTAGAATTAGGGGAACTAGCCTCACATGGAGGACATGGAAGACTTTGGACAATGTCAGTTTCATAAGGAGTCACAAAGGATATGATATAGATTACAATGCCACCATGGGTTTCTTAGATAATGTCTTTGACCTACAGAATTATTTTGAGCGGAGACGTATTCCATACGTCATGTACAATTCGCTACCAAATGATTTTTATCATAAAGGTGTCACAGACTTTAAAGTTATAAAGGAAGCGATCAACATGGATAGGTTTTTCAGTCCTGCTGTGAGCCAATATGAATTTATTGTTGATAAAGGATTGCTGGTCAGTCCAAATGACCCACACCCATCGCATGAAGGTCATCAACAATGGGCACAACAACTAAAGGGCTTCATAGATGCTAACAATCTACGCACCATTTAACAATAAAAAAAGTAAAGCATGGGAAGTGTTCAACGGGGTCGAGAAATCTTGGCCAGATCAAATATCAAAATTAGATAATGCAATTGAAACAGATCCTGTAGGTAACAGTATGTTTTGGGGATTCGTAAACAATAATTTGGAAATGGTCAAGAAATTGGAAGCACGTAACCACAACTACTGGTTTACGGACACGCCTTACTTTGGCAGATTTGACAACAGTAATTTAAAACCTAACAATCATTTTTGGCGTGTGTGTAAGAATGCAATACATGTTCCATACATCAAAGACTGCAAAGCAGATAGGTTTGAAAAATTTAGAATTAAAATAAAGGCGCCTGCGTTTGCTGGCAAGTACGTATTGATTTGTCCTAGTTCAGATGGCATAAATGCTTACCTGGATCAACCAGACTGGACAAATGAAACAATAGAAAAGATTAAAAGATACACTGACAGACCTATCAAACTTCGACACAAGCCTAGGGGCAGGGGTACATCAGGACCGAGTGAGGCAAAGGTACCCCTATCCGAGGACTTAAAAGAAGCGTGGTGTGTGGTAACAAGCTGTTCAATATCAGCAGTGGAGGCCATGTGTGAGGGTGTGCCTGTGTTCTGCCACGATAAAAGTTTTGCAACGGATGTGGCAAACACAGAACTTGCTGACATAGAGAATCCATACTATGGTGGACCGGAACCGTGGTTGTACAGCCTGGCGTATCAACAGTTTACACCCGAGGAATTGATGGATGGCACGGCAGTTGAAATCTTGCTAGACAAAGGACTGTTATGAAAAAATTAGTTCACTTTGGTTGTTCTTTCGCTGTTGGCAATGCAGTTCCTACTTACATACCAGGTATGGATTCTGGAGCCTACATACATCAGGTAGCAAAAAGAAGGAAACTAGAAAAAAAATACAAAATAAAGATAGGACTACCTACCAATTGTGGAAAAATACTGGCGAGAGCTTTACAGTTGGAATATAAAATGATAGCAGAAAATGGTGGTAGTAACGAAAGAATTTTTAGAAATATGTTACAAACGGATTTGGACAACTCAATCGTTTTGATAGGATTGACAAGTTACAACAGGCGTGAAGGCCTAACCACCAGTCAGGACAGCAGTCATTGGCACACATGGAAAATTGTAGGGCCTGAAGAGCGTGCGGGTTACAAGGATTTAAAATTTGATCCATGGGTGAACAAAGACAAAAGAGAATATTATCCTGCAATAGAGGAAGAGGGACAGATCAAGACATCAATGCAAATACTTTACATGCAAAATTATTTGAAGGCAAACGGTGTACCATACATTATGTACAATGCCCTTTACAATGGATTCGACGATCCCTTAACAGATGAGTGTAAAAAATTACTGCGGATGGTAGATCAAACGAGATATTACAAACTGCAAGGCAGTTTCAATGAAACACAGCACGGATGGTGCCTCTCTAGAAAGATGGTGGTATCCGAATTAGACGAACATCCAAACACGATGGGTCAAACTGCATGGGCGGATCAGCTGATGCCATTAGTCCAAAAAATTATACAATGAATATAGAAAAGATTAACGGATTCTGGGTGCCTAGCAATGACGTACATGTGGAAGACTGGAAGGCAGGAAAACCTTTCACACAAAATAAATGTCTGTTGCAGTTTCAAAATTATTGCAAGAAACACAATAAAAAATTTAACCACATATTGGACATTGGTGCATGGGTCGGAACATGGAGCATGGCCATGAACCAGTACTGTGGGCGAGTTATTGCCTTTGAACCGGAAGCGGTACATTATGAATGTCTAGTCAAAAATGTCAGTGACGATATAGAGACTCATCAACTGGCCGTTGGTGCAGAAAGTAAAATGATATCTCTATCACAGGACGACTTTACACAAAGTAAAAGGGTACTAGGCGAAGGAGACATACCAATGGTAACAATTGATAGTTTGGGTCTTGATGATGTTGATATGATCAAGATTGATGTTGAGGGTTATGAAATGGAAGTATTGAAAGGAGCAACAAAGACATTAGAGAACGTCAAGTACCTTATGATCGAATTAAACAATAACACTAAAAAATATGGCAGTAGTAACATAGATGTAGAAAATTATATCAGTTCACTAGGCTTTAAGGGATTGATGGACCACTGGCCGGACAAAGTTTTCTATCGTCCATAACATAAATTAAATACTTAAAATGAAGATTTTTATAACAGGCGTGGCAGGTTTTTTAGGATCACACCTAGCAGACTTGATGATATCAGAAGGTCACACTGTTGCTGGCAATGACAACATGATTGGTGGTTATACGGACAATGTGCCACAGAATGTAGAGTTTCATCAAGTTGATTGTTGTGATTTGGAAAACATGACAAAGGCAATGCAAGGTTGTGATATAGTGTACCACACTGCCGCTACAGCCTACGAAGGACTTTCTGTTTTCTCTCCAGTGCTGGTAACAAGGAATATTTTTGAAGCTTCCGTGACTACAATTACTGCGGCTATTAGGAACAAAGTAAAACGTATTGTGTATTGTTCTAGCATGGCGAGATATGGTCATCATGAACAGATGCCATACAAGGAGGATTACGAATGTCGTCCACAGGATCCGTATGGAATTGCAAAAAAGGCAGGAGAGGATGTATTACGCAATCTATGTGATACGCACGGAGTGGAGTATGTCATTGCTGTTCCTCACAACATAGTTGGACCAAGACAGAAGTACGATGATCCATTCAGGAACGTGATGTCCATAATGTTAAACAGGATGTTACAAGGTAAACAACCAATCATATACGGAGATGGCGAACAACAAAGATGCTTCAGCTATATTGATGATTGTTTGTATTGTTTAAACGCACTAGCATTTCAAAACAACGTGGTTGGTGAAGTAATTAATATAGGACCGGACGAAGAACCTATAACAATAAACGAATTAGCGGAAGCCTGTGCTAATGAGACAGGACTTAACTTAGAGCCTATTCACCACAAGGATAGACCTAAAGAAGTAAAACTAGCTGTGTGTTCGTCGGACAAAGCAAGAGATTTATTAGGTTACAGCACGGCGACAAACATGAGACAGTCTGTTAAAAAGACCGCCGAGTACATAAGGACCAGAGGCACCAAGAAGTTCCAATATCATTTACCTTTGGAAATAATAAATGATCAGACCCCAGATACCTGGAAGAAGAAATTGATATGATAAGTTTCTGCTGTCCATCGAGGGGCAGACCCGAACTAGCAAAGAGATTAATTGATACTGCCACAGAAACACAAAAGGGTGATACAGAATTTCTATTTTATTTAAATGACGATGATGAAAAACTGGAACAATACAAAGACTTACTTGATGAAAAACATTATACTATAGGCCCAAATCAATCAACATGTTACAGCTGGAATTTAATGAGTGTAAAGGCAACTAACGATGTTGTTATGCTTATGGGTGATGATGTACAAGTAAAGACCCATCACTGGGACCAATTAATAGTGGATGAAATAAACAAATATGATGATAGGATTTTAATGGTTGTGCCAAGCGACGGCAGAGTCAAAGGAACCAAACAACTTACTAACAAGACGAAACTATGGCCCGACAAGCCATTGCCAGCACCACATTTCGCAGTCCATAGTAACTGGGTAAACACTTTAGGATATCTTGCCCCTGCATTTTTTTGGCATTGGCACGTGGACTCGTACACACAAAAAGTAGCACGTAAAATTAACAGATGTCTCTATCTTCCTACGGTAGAATTCAAAGCCAAAAAGATACTAGACGATAATGCTGGTAAGCAAATACGGAAAAATTTTAATATTCGTGAAAGAGACAACTTTGTTTGGACAAAAGTTAGTGACAGGCATTTACAGTCTGATGTCAGCTCTTTACAGAATTTTATTGATGCTTTTTAGCAAACGGTTGTAAGTTTCTTCATTGATATCTAGTTGTACCAAAGGACTTCTTATGTATTTCCTTTTTGTGTGTACAAACTTAATGTTTTTTGATTTTGTAATTAGGAAAGTATTTGCTGTGTATTTTATTTGTTTACCGTTAAGATGAACGTAAGCGGCAGTGCCGTCACTTCTTTCCCTAAAGAACCATAGGCATAATATATTCCTGTTGAAATCTATATCTGCAAAACTTTCTTTCAGTTCCGCTTTTGTATCATGCTGTTCGCAAAACTTCTTCCAGTGTTGGTGATTAATATTGTTTTGGTTCTCATACAGGCTATCGTACTCTCTACTGTCAACAATATCACCAGCACATATATGTTCTACAGGTTGATCATGGTAATGATGGGTTTTAAGTTTATTCCAGATCATTATGCACTGAATAAGTTTATAAGTTCTTTCTTCCAATCGTCCGCGTACTCACAGTCTCGATAACCATCGAACCATGGTCCACCTTCAGTGTAGTGCAGTATTTTAGGGTGGCCGTTATTGGGTTCTTTATACCAACCTACAAGCCAATTGTACTCTAACGGTAAAGATCCTATTTCATTGTCTTCCAACCAACTAAATCTGTGTAGGAATTTCGGTGATTCATCGTTTAGCAATTCTGGTGTAAGTATTTTGTTCTTAGGATGTTCACAGTTCCATAGTACCATGCTTGACCAATTTTTTCTAGGATATACAGTTTGTACTTGTCCATCCATTTTGGTCGTTTCCTTTGGTGTATAATCATGTTGCACAACCATAACTGCTTTAGAATTATCACAGTGTTTGGTAAGTTCATGTGATGGTATCTTCCATAAAAAGTCGCAGTCACAAAACACTGCCCAACCTTTGAAGTCGTTCATGTATGGCACAAAGAATCTTGTAAAAGTGAATTCTGTTGATGCAAGTTTATCTACAGGTCTAGTGTACAGTCCTTGGTCCCTCATCTGCTTCTGTTTCAATGGTATGACTTCGGCCGACGGATCTCTACGTTTGATGCTGTGTTCACACACCTGATAGGCTATGTCTTCCCTGCTGTCGTGACCTACGTAAATTTTCATTTTCTTCCGGACATTATTTCATGTATTTGTTTCCAATTACTTACACGGATAATGTCAGGATGTTCAAAGTCGTGATTGTATGGGTGGTCAATTAATATAGGCTTTAAACCGTATTTGAGCCCGGCTACAGCGTTCTTTGGCTTGTCCTCCACCCAATACAGTCCGGTGTTGTGAAACTCGGCTAATGCTGAATCTTTGTCTGCACCTGTGTCCAAGATGTGATAATTTTTAAAAATGTGTTCACCAAATAATTGTCCTAACCTTTTTTTCCTTACAATTTGTGCCGGTATATCTGATGTCTGTGAGGTTATTGGTATAAAGGTCCATCCTTCCGCGGCCAATAGTTTTACCCAAGTTTGTGAGTCCTCCATTGGGCACTGTGTTGCCATCCATGCACTCTTGTTGAACTCTCTTATCTCTTTACGTATCTCCGGTATAGTAACGCCAAATCTCTCTGCCATTTCATATGTGTTTTGTTTGTTTGGTAAAAGTTTATACGGATATATTTTTTCGTCGTTCTCGTAGTATGATCGCTGTAACATCCAGTCTGAGAAATGCTTTTCCCATTCCAGCAACACGCCGTCTACGTCTGTTAGTATTATTCTATTTGATGTCGGCATCTTCCATACCTGCCACCCTCAGCTTTACAATGTTTGTGATCTGCCATTGCTTCTGGTCTAGACCTTTGGTGATGCCTAGCCATTGGTTTCTTATCAAGGCAAAGTCGTTTATGATCTTGTCCATGTCAACGACGTCGTCCTCACCGTCAACATACTTTTCTGCATCTCTGCTTGATAACGCTCTGTTGTAATTTTCTAAGTACTTTCTAAAAGTCTTTGATCTTAATCTTCTCAACTCTATGTTTAGGTATTCTAGTATAGCTTCAAGTTGTTGTAGTTGACTGAACCTTTCTTCGACTATGCCTGGCAGTGAGGCACTTGCTCTTTCTAGATTACCATATATTTTGCACTGCTTCTTTGCTTCTAGTAATTCTTTGTCAAAGTATGCAACGCAGTCAGGTATCTTGTCGAGATTTCTACTTACTTCGTTGTACCAGTTAATCATCATAACCGTATCCGTCTGACTCATCGTCCTCTTCGAACACAGTATTAATTGCTTCTTCTAATTTAGGATCGTATTCTGCAGACGCTTTTATTTCATCATGTTCTACACCGATGTCTTCGAGGCTCTTGATAAAGTCAATTGCCATGTCTAGTTTTTGTCTTTCTGGCACGTAATGAACTATTGAATTCCATAGACGTTCGATATCTTCGTGTGTAAAATCTATCATTACTCTTCGTTTGCTTCTGTTGTTTCTGCAGGGACCTCTTCTTTGAATTCTGACATTATCATGTCTAATTTATCACCTACCCACGCTTTTCTGAACTCTATGTGTTCTTTACCTTTTGAATCGATGTATTTCAGTCTGTTTCCTGTTTGAACCAACAATCCTTTTTTCTCAAACAAGTCAACTAATCCACTGTATGGATCCATACCTGTATCGTAAGGGATCTTAACTTGAACACCTTCAAACGGTTTGGCATATCTGGTCTTCATGACTTTACAAGCGGCTCTAATACCTCTTACGTCAGTGACTTTGTTACCTTTTTCGTCTTCCTTTAGTTTTAATTTTTTCATTGCAACTACAATACTTGATGCATAGATAAATCCTTGTCCACCCGATATCTTGTCATCTGGATCAAACATATCTTGTGATGCATAGGTGTGGTTAGTTGCTATAAGTCCTACGTTCCAACTTCCAAACATGTTCACACAGTTTCTCACAAGTGCCGTCAATGCCTTTGGCTTTCTACCGAGGTCACCTTTCATATCTCCTGCTTCGAACTGATTAACATCTGTTGGTGTAAGCATCATTCCTAAACTGTCTATAACAAATAGCACCTTGGGTGCACCTTCCTTGTTGTCTGCGTGTTGCTCTTTGTAACCTTTCATAAACTCCGAAACAGTTTTTGCAACATCATCTACCATGGACATACTTAATTTTAAAAGTTTGTCTTCCGACGTGTCTACTTTTAGTGCTTGTAGCCATTGTTCATCCAATGCGTTCTCTGTGTCAATCAGTATAACAAATATACCTTGATCCTGTGCGTTCTTGATGATGTTTCCTGATGCTATGTAACTTTTACCTGCTCCTGATTCACCTGCAAGTACAGTCACCTTACCTAGTGGAATACCTCTGTTGAAATCACTGGTCATCAAATAGTTTAATGCGTAATTTCCTGTGCTGATCCAGTCAGTTGGATCACTGAATCCTATGCCTAGCCCTTGTATACTTTTTGTAATACTTTTCCTAAATTTTGTTGCGTCAAATACTTTTGTCATAATTTTGTCCTTTGTGTAATCTATTTTAGCATACCTAGGCCCTAACGTCAATGCCAGGGCCTTGGTAAATGTCAGATTATTTTGCTTGTCTTGATCTAATTAACTTCAAGATGTCTTCTGCTCTCTTGGCACTGTCACCTGCCGGAGCAACTGGTGCCGCCTCAGGTTGTGGTGCTGGTGCACTTTGAGTGACTGGTGCCGCTGTAGGAGCCGCTTGTGCCACTGGTGTTACCGGAGCCGATGCAGTTGGTACTGTTACCTGTGGTTTACCTTGGTAAGCCACGCCTGCTGGTCTGAAGTACTGTCCGTATTGCTCAAGATCATAAGCCTCACCTTCCACAGATTTCGCAAATAGTTCTGCGATTATTTTAACTTCTGCTTCTGTTGGCTCTTTTGGTCTGAAGTCACCTAAGTTGTGTAAACCGTGTGTGTCGATAGCAGATCTTTCCGCTTCGTCCAACGGTCTTTCCCTTCTTGACCATTTACTTGTTGAGTAGTCAGCATAACCACCTTTGGTTGTTTTAGTGATTCTGAAGTCCACACCTTTCAAGTAATCAGTTGGCATTTCTTCCATCTCTGGGTCCATCAATGCTCCTCTGATAATATTGAAAATCTGAGGGCCAATGATAAATCTTCTGATTGGATTCTCAGGTGTCGAGTCTTCTGCTAATGGATTCGTTGTGACAAAACCTTGGAAAATGTAACTTTTCTTTTTCCAATATTTTCTACCCATGTCTTCCATTGACTTGTCTTTAAACCACGGTCTAACTTCTGTTAGTACTGGACAAGTTTTACCATACATCTCCATGCACGGTACCTGTACTGTCACCGGCCTCGAATCAGTCTGACCTTTGATGCCTGCGAAAGGCAACTTGATCATGTTTCTTTCTGTCCAGAAAAATGTATTGTTTGTATCCTTATCTGGTAAAAACCTAACGACTGCTTCTGCGCCTTC